CACATTGGCGGATGAAATCTGCGACATCGCGGACGACGCATCCAATGATTACATGGAAAGCGGGGATGATGGCGTAAAATACAACGGGGACGCTGTGGCGCGCTCCAAACTACGCGTTGATGCCCGCAAGTGGGTTGCGGCCAAACTCAAGCCCAAGGTCTATGGAGACAAGACATTGATCGGCAGCGACCCTGAAAACCCGATGCCGTCCGGCTTCACCATCAACCTGCGCCATGTCGAACAGGGAAGTTGACCTTCCGGCATATGCTGGCGACCTATGGCAACCGTTCCGCTATCTGGCATGGCATGGCGGGCGCGGTGCAGCAAAGTCCCGATCGGTTGCAACAGGGCTGGTCCTGCAAGCCGTCGAACGGCATGAGCGCATTCTGTGCGGGCGCGAAGTGCAGAAGTCTATCAAGGATTCGGTCAAGCGCCTGCTAGATGACGAGATTGCCCGGCTTGGCCTGTCGGCAGCATTCACCAGCACCGAGACGGAGATACGCGGGCCAAACGATAGCCTGTTCCTGTTCAGCGGGATCAAGGGCAACGCGAACGGCATCAAGTCGATTGAGGGCATCACGACATTCTGGGGCGAAGAGGCGCAGACGTTCAGCCAGGCCAGCTTGGACACGGTTATCCCGACGATCCGCGCGCCAGGTTCCCGTCTGATATTCACATGGAACCCCGACCTTGCGTCAGATCCGATCGACAAGCTGTTCCGGGGCGAGAACGGCCCGCCGCCACGGTCAATCGTCCGAGAAGTCAATTACGATGACAACCCATGGTTTCCGCCTGATCTACGCGAGGCCATGGAATTCGACCGGCAGCGGGACTATGACAAATACCTGCATATCTGGCGCGGCCAATACCGGCAGAACAGCGAAGCGCGCGTGTTCAAGAACTGGCGCGTCGAGCCGTTCGATAGCCCTGACGGTGTGGAATATCGCCTTGGTGCTGACTTCGGGTTCAGCATTGATCCATCGGTGGCGCTGCGGTGCTGGATTGAGGGCACGCAGATATTCATCGACCATGAGGCATGGGGGCTGAACGTCGAGATCGTCAACCTGCCGGCACTGTTCATGTCCATCCCTGAGGCCGAGCGGTATTGGATGACGGCGGATAGCAGCCGCCCTGAAACGATCAGCTATCTGCGCACCAATGGCTTCCCCCGCATCGCATCGGCGCTCAAGGGGCAGCGCAGCGTTGAGGAAGGCGTGGAGTTCCTCAAAAGCTATGATCTTGTCATTCACCCCCGCTGCGTGCGCCTGATCGACGAGCTGACGCATTACAGCTACAAGGTGGACAGCCTCACAGGCCAGGTGCTTGCCGAGCTTGAGGACAAGAATAACCACTGTATTGACGCGCTGCGCTATGCGGTGGAAGGCGCAAGGCGGGCGCTCAAGGGCAAGCCCAAGACGGTATCAGTCAAAATCCCCGCCATGCGGACGGCATTCGGGCGGCGCTGAAAGGATAGGCAACCATGACCGAAAGAGCAGTAGATGTGTTAGCTAAGGCGATGCGGGATTTCGCGTGGGCATATGGCAATCGGCAGCCTTTAAACGCCCATGATGACGCCGACACACTAGCCGCCATAAGTATCGATGCTTTGAAAGCGGCAGGCATGGTCATCGTTCCAGCAGTTCCCAGCTTTGACCAGAAGATGGCGGGTGCAACGGCAATCACCGAAGACCACATGCGCAAGATGGCGAACTATGACGCAGCGATCGATTGCTACGCCGCGATGATTGCCCCGTCCGCCTGAAAACGTTAAAAAGCCCCCGCCTCGCTGCCAGCGTATCATGGCAGCATGATTTCCCCGAACGCCCATGACACTGCACTGGAAGAGCAGCCCGAGACCGACGCGCTGAGCGAGGTGTTTGACCGTGCCATGCGCCGGTTCAACGATACCGTCCCGCCTCAGCTTGAGATGCGCCAGCAGTCGCTCATGGCCCGGCGCTTCTGCGACATCCCCGGCGCACAGTGGGAAGGCGAATGGGGCGAACAGTGGGCTAATACCATCCGCGTCGAGGTCAACAAGATCAGCCGTGGCGTCGAGAAGATCGAGACGGACTATCGCGAGAACCGCATTGTTCCCGATTTCCGCCCCGCTGGCGGCCAGAGCGATCAGGACACGGCAGACATGCTGGACGGCCTTCACCGTGCCGACAGCTACCATTTCAAGGCGCAGCAGGCCCGCGACAATGCGTTCTTTGAAGCGATCCGTGGCGGCTTCGGGGCCTATCGCCTGACGAACGAGCTTGAAGACCCCTACGACAAGGACAACGATTACCAGCGCATCAACCCCGGCATGACGATTGTCGATGCCGATCAGTGCGTGTTCTTCGACCTGAACAGCAAGCTTTACGACAAGTCCGACGCCCGGTTCGCATGGGTTGTGACGGCCTATACCATGGACGCTTTCCGCGACGAGTTCGGGGAGGATTCCGCCACATCATGGCCGGACGCGACCTATCGCCTGCAATACGACTGGTTCACGCCGGACATGGTGCGGGTTGCCGAGTATTACGAGAAGGAAGACCGCACCGAAACCCTGCTGGTCTTCACGCAGAAGCTTACCGGCATCGAGGAACGGCTGTGGCTGTCCGACATCGAGCCCGATTACATTGCCGAGCAGCAGGCCAAGGGCTGGACCGTCACCCGCAAGCGTCGGAAGCGTTGCCGGGTGCACAAGTATGTCATGACCGGCGCTCAGATCGTGAAGGACTGCGGCTATATTGCAGGCGACCGCATCCCTGTCGTTCCGGTCTATGGCAAGCGGTATTTCATCGACAACATGGAGCGGTGGAAGGGCCACGTGCAGGACCGCATGGATGCCCAGCGGCTTTACAATTCCAACGTGTCCAAGCTGGCGGAAACCAATTCGCTCGCCCCGCGCGAGATGCCGATCTTCCTTGCCGAGCAGATGCCGCCGCATCTTGCGGAGCAGTGGGCCAACCAGAATATCGAGCGCCATCCTTACGCGCTGGTTGATCCGGTCATCGACAATGACGGGAACTACGTAGCAACGGGACCGATCGGCAAGATTGAGCCGCCGCAGCTTGCCCCGGTGCAGGCTGCCTTGCTCCAGATTGCCAACCAGGACTTGACCGAGCTGGACAATGACGGCGCAGGGGAAGTGCGCGCCAACGTGTCGGCAGAAGCGATGGACATTGCCGCCGCGCGCGTCGATGCCAAGTCCGGCGTGTATCTGGACAACATGCGCCAGTCGGTCGAGTGCGAGGCAGAGATTTACCTGTCCATGGCCCGCGACGTGTATTTCGAGCCGGGCCGCAAGGTCGAGACCATGACCGAGGATGGCGATGACGGGGAAGCCATCCTACAGGAAATGATTGCCGACAAGACCGGCACGATCCGCATTCGCAATGACTTGCAGCGCGGCAAATACAAGGTCGTGGCGAGCGTTACCGAGGCGACCGCTACCCGGCGTGACAAGACCGTAAAATCGTCGCTGAACATGGCGGAAATCGCATTGCAGGCAGGCGACCAGGAGCTTGCGCAAGCGTCGATCATCACGGCTGTCATGAACAGCGATGGCGAAGGCATCAACCAGCTACAGGCATTTGCCCGCCGCAAGGGCATTGCCATCGGTCTGGTCGAACCGAACGAGGAAGAGCAGGCGGCGATGGACGCGGCGGCGGAAAGCGAACAGCCCGATCCTGCCGCGCTGGCTGTCGAGGCGCAGGCCAATGCGCTGAACGCACAGGCGGCAAAGGACATGGCGACCACCGAAAAGACCATGGCCGATACGGAATTGTCGCGTGCCAAGACGGCGGAAACGGAAGCGGAAACGCTGGTCAAGCTTGCCGAGGTGGGCCGCATCGGGACGGAAACCGAGATGGCACAGTTTCGCCCCTTGCCCCGGCTTGAACCGCGCTGAAAACGTTAAATAGCGCCGCCCCTTAGCGCGCCCGTAAAATGCCCTCATCGGTAGCCGCCCGACCGTCAACGGGTGAGATGAGGGTCATATGGCAGACATTACAGACGACGAGGTTCTTGAACTCGAAGACGAGCAGATTGTGGAGGACGAAGGCGACGAGCCGGAAGCCGAAGCGGACAGCGAAACTGACGAGGGCGACGAACTGGAGATCGTCTTTGGTGATGAAGAGGCAGCGCCAGCCTCTGGAGAACGCGAAAGCAGCGTGATCCGCGAACTTCGTGCAGCCATCCGCGAGCGTGACAAGGCACTGGCCGAAGCGCGCAAGGCGACCGCCCCGAAGGTCATCGATCCCGGCCCCAAGCCCACGCTTGAAAGCTGCGGATACGATGAAGAGGCTTTCGAGACGGCGCTTGACGAGTGGAAGGGCGCGAAGGCCAAGGCCGCAGAGGCTGAGGCAGAAGCGGAAGCGGTGCAGCGTCGCGCAGCCGAGCAGTGGCAAGCCGACCTGAACACTTACCAGGCGCAGAAGACCGCGCTTCGTGTCGGTGATTTCGAGGATAGCGAGTCCGCTGTGCTTTCCGCCTTCAGTCCCGCTCAACAGGCGGTTGTCGTGAAGGCATCGGTCAACAGTGCGCAGATGATCTACGCGCTGGGGAAACGGACCGAACGGCTGGAAGCCCTCTCCAAGATCGATGACCCGATCAAGCTTGCGGCTGAGATTGCCCGATTGGAAGGAACCATGAAAGTGTCGTCAAAGCGCAAAGCCCCTGAACCTGACACCCCGCTGCGCGGCAATGCCCGTGTCAGCGAAACCGCAGACAAGACACTCGAGCGGCTGGAGCGCGAAGCTGACAAGACGGGCGATCGAACCAAGGTCATCGCCTACAAGCGGAGCCTGAAGGCCAAGTAACCAACCCATGAGGCTTCCCCCGTCGAGATGACGGTGACCCTCCCATAGATGGATTTTTACAATGCCCAACGGATTTTCCAAAGAAGAGCGGGTCATGTTTGACCAGGTGCTCGAAGGCTTTGACGATCAGCTTGTGATTGCCAAGGAAGTCGAGGTTTACAACATCGGCAGCGCGCAGGAACAGCAGCGCATGTCGGACCGCGTGTGGCGTCCGATGCCCTATATCGCCGTGACCTATGACGGCTTCGACCAGTCGAGCAACTTCGGCGACATCACGCAGCTTTCGGTTCCGGCCATCATCGGGCAGCACAAGTCGGCCCCCGGCAAGTTCACCAGCAAGGATCTGCGCGACCAGCAGCAGCTTTCCCGTTATGGTGAAGCAGCCAAGCTGAAGCTGTCGAGTGACATCAACTATGCGATCTACCAGACGGTGGCATTGCAGGGTTCGATCGTCAGCAAGCGCACCGTGGCGGCAACCGGCTTCGATGACGTGGCTCTGATTGATGCGCAGATGACCGAGCTCGGCGTTCCCCTTGCCCAGCGCAAGGTGTTCTATGGCCCGCGCGACTACAACAACATGGCAAGCACCATTGCCAAGCCGCAGACCAGTGCTGCCGGCAAGGCAATCACGGCCTATGAGCGCGCAACCATCGGCAACGTGGCTGGCATCGACGTGTTCAAGAATGACCAGTGGATCTCGCTGACCGCAGCAGCAGCAACTGGCGTGACCATGAACGGTGCCAACCAGCGTTATGTCCCGGCATCGGTCACTACCGACGCATCGGGCAACACCACCAACGTTGACAACCGCTACCAGACGATTTCGATCACTGTGACCAGCGGCACTGTCAAGGTCGGCGATGCGTTCACGATTGCTGGTGTCAACGCGGTTCACCCGATCACCAAGCAGAGCACTGGCCAGCTCAAGACCTTCCGCATCGTATCCATCGTGACCGGCGCGGGCGGCACTGGCACTGTGCAGATTACCCCGCCGATCATCGCGGCTGACAGCAGCCCGACCCGTGCGGAACTGCAATACAAGAACGTGACTGCGACCCCGGCCAACGGTGCTAACATCACGTTCCTGAACACCACGACTGCGGCGGTCAATCCGTTCTTCGTCAAGCCTGCTGTCGAGCTTTTGCCCGGCACGTTCGCTGTCGATCCGCAGGATGGCTGGCAGGTGCTGCGCGCGACCACCGATATGGGTGTCGGCATCACCTATGCACGCCAGGGCGAGATCAATGACCTGACGGTCAAGTATCGCTGGGATGTCGATTTCGGTGTGGCTCCGCTGAACACCGAAATGATGGGCATCCAGATGTTCAGCCAGGCGTGATGAACCTAGCGGGGGGCTTTCGGGCCTCCCGCCAACTTCGAGGCTAAGATGCGCCCATTCAATCCTAAGGCCGGTGGAACGATCGTCATCGCTAATGCGACCAGCGCAACGGCAGACCAAGCGCTCGACCCGGATTGCTCACAGCTTTCACTCTGGAACAGCAGCAGCACGGCCATTTCGTTTTTCCGCATCACCACATACCCGGACAATACGTTGGGAACTGGCATTGCCCCGACCGTAACCGCTGACATGCCGGTGGGGCCGCGTGAGCGCATCGTGATTACCTGCGGGCGTGGTTACAAGGAAATCCGCTGCATCGCGTCGGCAGCCGATGGCAGCCTTTACGTGACGCAGGGACAGGGTGAGTTCTGATGAGCGAATATCCCAAGATGCTTTTCCGCGCTGGCACCTCGTTCATGCAGGACGGCAAGATGCTGGACAGCCTGATTGTGGGCGGTGGCGACGAGGAAGACGTTGCCCGCGACGAGGGCTTCACTGATCTGGCCGAGGCGCTGGCAGCCGAGGAAACCCCGGCGAAGGGCGTGCTTGACCACACCGCAGCCGAGATCGCCGATATGCTACCCAGCATTGCCGATGACGAGCTTCTGGCGCTTCTGGAAGCGGAAGAGGGCGGCAAGACCCGCAAGGGCGTTATCGCTGCCATCAAGGCGGAAATCGAGCGCCGCTGATGGTTCAAATCCTCATTGAGTCAGGCATACCCAAATCGACGCTGATCGACATGGCGTTCGATGACTGCGGCATTGCCGGATATTCGTTTGAGAAGACGGCGGAGGAATACACGTCAGCCCTGCGCAAGCTGAATGCGATGATGTGGGAATGGCCGTTTGACCAGTTGGGCTATATCCAGCCCCCTGCTGGCGACGGCAACCCTTCGGACGCATCGGGAGTGTCCAATCGTGACAGCCAGGTAATCGCGACCATGCTTGCCGAGCGGATTGCGCCAGGGATCGGCAAGGCGCTTTCCCCTGAGCAGCGGGCGGCGCGCAAGCGTTCCTATGCGCAACTGTGCAGCCGCGTGTCGGTGCTGCCGACCGTCAAGCTACAGCCGCAGACTGTGCGCGGTTCGGGCTATGATCCGGGCCGCTGGGCTGTCTATCAGCCTTATATCTACGAGGCGGTCATTACGCCGGAAGATCAGTAATGCCTGCCATCCCCCTGCTTGGCGGCGTTGTCGGCACGTCCGAAGCCGAGTTCATCGAAAGCCTGCCGGTCAACCTTGAGGCGCTGGTCGTGGACAGCAACATCGCCAAGGGGCAGTTCCGTGCCGCTGCCGGTGCGGTGGATTTCGCCACGGGTCCGGGGGTGGATCGCGGCGGCATCGTATGGAACGGCACGCATTACCGCGTCATGGGAACGAAGCTGGTCACGGTGTCCAATATGGGCGCTGTTACCGAGCTTGGGGACGTGGGAAGCGGTGGGCCTGTTCGTCTGGATTACAGCTTTGACCGCTTGGGGATCAATTCGGGCGACCGGCTCTATTACTGGACGGGCAGCAGTCTCATTCAGGTGACGGACCCGGACCTTGGCCGTGTGCTCGATATGCTGTGGATCGACGGCTATTTCATGACGACCGATGGGACAAACATCGTCGTTACCCAGCTATCGGACCCGACTGCGGTTGACCCGCTCAAATACGGCAGTGCCGAGGATGACCCGGACATGTGTACCGGGCTTATCAAGTTCAATGAGGAAGCCTATGTTCTGGGCACACACACCATCCAGGTGTTCCGCAACGTAGGCGACAACGGCTTCCCCTTCTCGACGATCCTAGGCGCGACCATCCCCTATGGCTGCGTCTCGGCAACGGCAAAGTGTCTGTTCGGCCCCTCGTTCGCGTTCGTCGGCTCGCAGCGCAATGAAAGCCTTGGGGTCTATCTTGCGGGCAATGGCGATGCGGACAAGATCAGCACGCGCGTAGTCGATGACATCCTGGCTGCGGAGACCAATCCGGCGGGGATAGTGCTGCAAACGGTCCAGTCGAAGGACGAGGAGCGCCTATTGGTGCATCTGTCGGACCGCACGCTGGTATTCCTGCTGACGGCCTCAAAGGTTGCGGGAGAACCTGTCTGGTATCAAGCACAGTCGGGGATCGATCAGCCCTATCGCATCCGCTACCCTGTCGAGGTGGGCGGGCGCTATATCGTCGGGGATGCAATCTCGGCAAAGCTTGGGGTTCTCGATTACACCGTGGCAACGCATTTCGGCGAGCTCGCGCAATGGCGGTTCGAGACGGGGATGCTGTATAACGAGAGCCTTGGGGCGATCGTGCACCAGCTTGAATTGGTGGGCCTGCCCGGACGGCAGCCGTTCGCCGCATCGTCCGAAATATTCCTGTCGCTTTCGACCGATGGGCAGTTCTGGGGGCAGGAACGGGCCTTGTCCCTTGGGGCATCGGGTGCGCGCAACCGGCGTCTGGCATGGCGTCCGCATGTCCGGTTCGGCAATTACCTTGGCCTGCGGTTCCGGGGCTACGGGCCGGGGCTGCCGGGTTTTGCGCGGCTTGAAGGCACATTCGAGGCGCTGGGGGCATAATGGCCCGCGTCCCTGACTTCCTCTCCCGGCGCGATCTGAACGCCAATTTCAAGGGCGATATCCGCCTGTTGAAAGCGTTTGAGCAGCAGAGCCAGCTTGTCGAGGAAAACACGGCGGCAACTCAAGCGGCTGTGGCGGCGACCGACACGCTGGCCAATGCTACCTATGTGACGCTTTCGCCCAACTCGGAATTGCCAAACGAGCGCGTCTTGCAGGCGGGCACGGGGATCAGCCTGGTTGTCACCGCCGATGCGGTTGTCGTGCGGACGAGCGCGATTGTCCCGACGATCAACGGGGGCTTTGCCGCGACGTTCACGGTGTCAGGTGCGTCCAACGTTGCGCTGCCCCTATCTGGCAGGCTGGCGACCACTGAGAACGCGGAAACCCTGTCGAACAAGACGCTGGCCAGCCCCAAACTGTCCGGCATCGGCGACTATGCGGATGATGCTGCGGCTGCGGCGGGGGGTGTGCCGGTGGGCGGCGTTTACCGCACGGCATCGACACTAAAGCTCCGCGTGACCTGAAAACGTTAAATAGAACCGGATGACGCATCCCGCGAGAATGCGGCCAAGCACAGTTGCATGGGTGGATCGCGTTGGGACTTTTCTCGTTCGTTTCAGGCTTGATCGGCGGCGGAAAGCAGAAAAAGGCTTCCCGGCGCGCTGAGGCTGCGCAACTTGAGTATCTGAACCGCGCGCTTGATGAGCAGCGCCGTCAGTTCGACACCACGCAGCAGAATTTCGAGCCTTACAACAACCTTGGCCGCGCCAGTCTCGGGCCGCTTGGCGACCTGATCGGCGTCAACGGAAACGATGCACAGGGTTCCGCCATCGAGGCGCTGCGGTCGTCGCCGTTCTACCAGTCGCTCTATCGCACGGGTGAGGAAGCGTTGCTGGCCAATGCGTCGGCGACGGGCGGCATTCGTGGCGGCAACACGCAGCGCAGCCTTGCGGACTTCGGGGCAGACACGCTGGCGACCACGATTGACCGGCAGCTTGCCAATCTCGGGGGTCTGGCAGGCATGGGCCTGGGTTCGACCGAGAGCCTGGCCAATTTCGGCGCGAACAAGGCCAACGCGGTATCGAACATCCTTGGCCAGCAGGGTCAGGTTCGGGCCGGGGGCTTGCTGACCCGTGGCGGCATTACCGCGCAGCAGTTCAACAATGCCGGTTCGTTCCTTGACAGCCTCGCGTCGTCCTTCCTGCCGAGCAGCGGGATCGGCGGCGCATTGAAGTCCATCTTCTGATGGTCCAGCCGATCGATCAGGGTTCCGTTCTCCGCAGCGGAATGTCGCTTGTGCCGGACTATGCGGCGCAGGAGCTGGATCGTCGTCAGGTGGCGATGCAGGAGCGGCAGCTTGGCCTAGAGGCGCAGCGTCAGCAGCAGATTCTCGCCAAGGCGCAACGCGAGCAGCAACAGGCGGTCGAGTTCCAGAACGCCATGGACGGCTATCTGGTCGAGCGTGATCCGCAATTGCGTGCGCAGCGCCGTGCATCCCTGTTCGCCCGTTTCCCCGAGTTCAGGCAGCAGCTTGGCGATGCTTTCACGTCGCTCGATGAGCCTGCAAAGCAATCGAACCTTCGCGCCATGTCGAACATCTACGGGGCGCTATCCAACGGCAAGCCCGAATTGGCTGCTGAGGAATTGCGCCGCCGTATCGAGGCGGAAAAGGCGCAGTCCGGCATGGCTGACCCGCAAGATGAGGCCATTCTCGGCATGATCGAAAGCGGCGATCCGCTGCAAGTCAACGCGGCGGCGGGCATGGTCGAGGTGGCGTTGGATGCCATGACCGATGGCAAGCTTTCCCGCCTGTCGCCAACCACTGATGAGAAGGTGTTTCGGTTCAACGCCCGCACGATGGGCGAGCCTTATGCAGTGGCTGCCAAGCGAGTGGCGGATGACAAGTTCCTGGCCGGTCCTGATGGCGTTTACACCGCATCGACTGCAACCAGCGGCTTGCCGATGCCCGGACCCATCTCGGGCTATGGCGGCGGCACGTTCAACATGGACGGAACGCAGGCCACTCCCGTCAATCAAGGCATGGAAGGAGGTGATCCAGCATCTACCGGTGCGGGGGCTATCCCTCCCCCGCCTCCGGGTTTCCAGCTTGAGGGCAGCCAGCGGATGAGCGCGGATAGCCCCGAGCTGGACGAGGCTGCAAGCATCATGGGCCTTGCGGTCAACCAGGGATTTATCAGCCGCACCGATTGGAACCGCCTCAACATGATGCTTCCCCCGGCAGGCCGTGAGCGCCTGCAAAGCTGGCTGTCCATGAACAAGCTGGGGGTCCGCTAATGCAGACGGCAGTTAATCCGCAGACTGGCGAGCGCGTCCAGTGGAACGGCACGGCATGGGTTCCTGCCGGGCGCGTGTCGGCCCCTGCGCAGCCTGCACCGAGTGGGCAGCCTGCCCAGCCTGCGATCCGTTTTGGTCGCAAGCCCGTTGACCCCGCGCAAGCGGAAGAGGATGCGCTTGATCTGGATTACAAGCGCAAGCGCAACGCCACCCCGATTGCGGACCCGAACGCGCCCAAGCTACCGACTGGATACCGCTGGAAGAACGGCATTGTCGGTGGCGAGGCCGAGCGCATTCCCGGCACCGCAGGCGCTGATGGGACGGCCATTCCCGCTGGCGAGTTCAACACCGCACGCGGGTTTGTCGGTCAATACGAAAGCCTGCGCCGCAGCGCCGATACCTTTGATGACGATTTCGGCGGCAACGTGCTTGGAGGTGTCGAGAACACCTTGCAGGCCTATGGGTTCGATTTCGGCATGGCCACTCCGGGCCAGTCCGAATGGTGGGCAGACTTCAAGGGTAACGACAACGTAATCCGTAACGAGCTTTTCGGATCGGCGCTGACCGACACTGAAAAGGCGGCTTACAGCGCAACCACGATTGAACCGGGCATGTCGCCTGACAAGATCAAGGCCAACCTGAAGCGGCGCGCTGACATCCTGCAAAACGCCCTGATGCGCGACCGCGACTTCATGCTTGCCAATGGCCGCAAGCCTGAAGCTGTCGATGCGATCTATCGCCCAATTCTGGAAGCGCAGCGCAGGCTGGAAGAGAATGTGGCAAATGCTGATGTCCGCGATCTGCCGCGCTTGCCGCAGGGAACGCAAATCGAGTTCGGCATGGACGGCGGCGACCAGCTCACCGGCTTCCGCTTCAATCCGCAGCAGCTTTCACAGTTGCAGACCTTCATGGCGCAGAACCCGAACGCATCGGCGGCGGAGGTCAACGCCTTTGCAACCGGCGCTTTTGGCCGCACCCTTGGCACGCCCGAACAGGTGGAAGCTGCCATGGCGTATTATCGCCAGACCGGGCGGATGCCGGGTATCGATTACAGCCGTGAGGATGCGGCGCGGCAGGCACAGCTTGATGCGGAACTGGCAGCACGGGGGCAGGCAGGCGGTGCGAACACTAGCGCGCTGATCGCCCAAGGTTTGACCGGCCTCACCGATGAGGCTTCGGGCGTCGCTGGTGGGATTGCCAATCTGGCGCAAGGCCGCAGCTTCGTTGATGGCTACATGCAAGAGCGCGATCTGGTGCGTCGCTCGCTTGAGGTCGGACGCGAGCGGGAAGGTGTGTTGCCCGAGCTTGTCGGCAACATCGTCAGCCCCGTAGGCGCGTTCCGTGCTCCCGCCGCTACTCTGCGCGGCGCGGCGGCTCAAGGCGCGGCTGGCGGGGCTTATTTCGGCTTTGCTGGCGGCGAAGGGACGGCAGACACAATCGTCGATACCGCAGCGGGCGCTGGCTTGGGTGCGGTGCTTGGGGCGGGTGCGCAGCGCCTGCTAGGGGGCCGTGGCGGTGGTGGGGGTGGTGGGACGCCTCGCCCCGCCGCGCAAGCCTATCAGGACCAGTTGAACGCAGGCGTTCCTAACCCGACGCTGGGTTCGACCATGGGCGGCAGTGCTGCCATCGCGGAGAATGCACTGGCTCTGTCGCCGGGCGGTGGCCGGGTTGCGGCGAACATCCGCGAGAACGTTGCAGGGGCGGCACAGGGCGCGCAGGGGCTTGCCGATCGGTTCGGCCCCGGCGGTTCGTTCACGTCGCGCGGTGAGGCCCTGATTGAAGGTGCGAACAAGTGGCGGGACAAGGCGCAGGCGGTTGTCGGCAAGGCTTATGATGCCATCCCGATCAGCCCCAAGGCCCCGGCTTCCACCCCTAACACCCGCGCGTTTCTGGACGGGCAGGCAGACCGCTTTGACAGCCCCGTGCTTCAGCAGGCGTTCGCCAACGGCAAGATGGCGCAATTCAGCGATGCAGTTGATGCTGGCCTGACCTGGCGCGACATCAAGGGCTGGCGCACGGAAATCGGGGATCTGATTGGCGAGGCGCTGATCGTCGGTGACCGGCTCGGCAAGAAGCAGCTTCGCGGGCTTTATGCGTCCCTGTCCGATGACATGAAGGCGACGGCAACCGCGCTTGGCCCCGATGCCCTGCGCAAGTTCGAGCGCGCCAATACCCTGAACCGGCAGAAGGAAGAGCGTCTGGAAAAGGCGCTTGTGTCCATTCTCGGCAAGGACGGCACGAACCCTGCCGAGCGCGCTGCCAAGCTGATTGACACGATCAGCTTGAACAACAGCGGCACGGCTGACATCAAGAAGCTGGCGGAAATCCGCAAGTCCATCCCCGGCGATGAATGGGATTCGGTTTCGTCGTCGATGATCCGGCTTATGGGGCAGCCGCTAAACAAGGAAAGCCGCGACTTTTCGCCGCAGACCTTCCTGACCGCGTTCAAGAACATGGACCCGGCAGCCAAGAACATCATTTTTGGCAAGAGCGATCTGCGCAAGGAACTGGACGGATTTGCGAACGCCATGGAAGGGCTGGCGACCGTCCAGAACAGCGGCAACCCGTCAGGCACGGCGCGTGTCGTCAACATGCTGTTTGGGCTGACCAACGTGGGCACGCTCGGGGCGCAGGCGCTGACCGCAAACGTGGTGTCCCGCCTCTGGGCCAACCCGCGCTTTGTGCAGTGGGCCACCGGCTACACCAAGATGGTCAAGGGCGCTGCCAAGGCGGGCAAGATGCCGACCGCTGCGAACATCGAAAAGCAACTGAACCTTGGCGGCAAGGCGGCTGCGGCTGCCGGTGCATCGGCCAATGACGTGCTGAACATGCAGGCCGCGCTTCGTTCGGCTTTTGAGCAATCACCAGGCCGTCTGGCGGCTGAACCTACTGACGAACAAGGCCAAATGTGATGATGAACACCACCGTAGGCGCATACCACCATAGCAGCGGAAACCCGATCAGCCAGCGCAGCGCGGTCCTTTTCATCGCGGGGACTGTAGCATGACGCAGCGCATCGTAAACCCCTTCCCGCTCTATCTCGACAAACGCGGCAACCTGCTTGACGGCGGCTATGTCTATATCGGGACAGCCGGGGCCGATCCGCAGACCAGCCCGATTGCGACCTATTGGGATGCTGCACTGACCCTGCCTGCCGTTCAGCCGCTGCGGACCCTTGGCGGCGTCATCGTCAACAACGGCAGCCCGGCGTTCGTGTTCGTCGATGAGGACAACTATTCGCTTCGGGTGCGCGACAACACGCTCGACGAGGTGTTCTATGTCGCTTCGGTCGTGCTGTCCGGTGTCCAGTTTCAGCCGCTTGACGCTGACCTGACCGCGATTGCGGCCCTTGCGACAACCGCCTTTGGCCGCTCGCTGCTGACGCTGGCCAATCAGGCTGCGCTCAAGTCCGCAACCGGCATTCCTGATTGCCTCCCGCTGACCGGCGGCGCCGTGACGGGCAACGTCATCCGCTCGGCAGCGGGCGCGCATACCTACCATACGAACAGCGCATTCCAGTCGGGCCGCATCTTCACCACGGCAGCGGGCGCGGCAGACCCAACCAGCCTCCCCGGCGACATCTGGTTCGAGGAGGAGTGATGCTTCGGACCCGCAACACGACGGCAGCCAAGGCGATCGATGCAGTTCGACTGCGCAAGGTGGATGATGAAAATCCGCCGGTTGAAATCGCGGCGATCCGCATCCGCACGGCTGACGGCCTCAAGACCATCTGGCGCAAGCCGGGTGTTCTGTCCGCGATCTGTGAAAGCAGCCCTTACGGTGCGGTTGCTTCAAGTTCGGCGGTCGGTGTCCAGACATCGGCGGCTGAGGTCATCGTGACGGGCGGTTTCCCGCCCTACAGCTACGCATGGACGCGCACAGATGCTGACCCTGCCACGTGGAACGCCATCAGCCCCAGCGCGGCTGTGACGGCCTTTATTGCGAGCGCCGTTCCCGCCGGGGAGTTCTTCACCAGCACTTGGGTATGCGAGGTTGAGGACAGCCGGGGCAACACGGCCACCACCGACACAATCACCGCAATTGCTGAAAACTTTGGGTCGGGGATCATCCCATGAGCACTGCACGCTATCAATTCACCGTCACGGACGAGCGCACGCTTGCCCCGATCGCTGGCATGGACATTTACGTTTATGACCAGGCGACGGGTGTGGCTGCGACCATGACCGATGACCTTGGGCAGCCGCTGACCAACCCGCTTGTGACGGACACGTTCGGCGTTGTCGCCTTCAACGCGGTGCAGAGCCTTTACCGCGCCGATTTTTACCTTGATGGCCGCCTGCGCTACAAGGAATCCAATATCGTTGTTGGCGATAGCAATGTGGTGCTGAAAGGCGCGCCGCCTGCTGCCACCCGTGCGGGCAAGTTCTTGGCTTATGACGCGGATGGAAACCCGATTGCATCCAGCGGCACCGGAGCAGACGCAGGCCTTCGCGCTGATCTTGCGGCTCCAACCGGGGCGAGTTTGGTTGATTTCCTGCAATCCGGCACCGGAGCGACTCCCCGCACGTCGCAGGCCAAGATGCGCGATGTTCTAAACATTTCCGACTATTGCGCAGGCGACGGCGTAACCGATGATGGCCCTAAATTTGCGTTGCTGTGCGCGTATGCAGAAGCCAACGGCCTTGTGATGGAAGGAAAGCCCGGCGCAACGTATCTGCTGGCCACATGGACGCCGCGTGTCACCAGTGGCGTGTTTTTGCTCCGAGGCAATTGGTCAGTAATAAAAGGACCGGCATCCAGCACTAATTTTGTTTTGCCGACAACGCGCTTCGTTATTACGGAGTGCCAGTTTGAGCGGTGGGGGAGTGTGGTCACTCGCCTTGAAGCGGATACCGGCAGCATCGACAGCGCTGTTTTCATGAGCAACATTTGCACCGGAATAACAGGAATTGCGCTCAACATTGAGCGGCCCTTGTCGTCTTACATGATTTGCAATAACGAGTTTTCGTCTTGCTCTGGCGGTTACGTGCTGCGCATCGGGAATAATACCGTTGCCAATCAGGACACTTGGAAAAACGGCGTAGTCAGCGGGAATATATTTACGAGCATCACCGCATCGGGGACCGCCTCTTGCGCGCCTATTATCCTTTACGGGCTCAATGCTTCTATAACGGGTAACGTGATAGATGGCGTAAGCCAGACTGGGACCGGGGAGTGCTGGGGCATCTATACCAAGCTGCGCTATTGCACAATCACAGGCAACGTTGTGAAAAACGTCGTCGCCAGCGGTAACGGCGATAATGTAGGTATTAACATCAAGGGGCTAACCCGCGCGGGCACGGCATCGCCTCAGGGCTTTTCAGTCACATGCGTCGGCAACCAAGTGAAAGATGTGGGGGTAGCAGGAACGCGCGGCGTCGGCATTCGGGGGCAAACCGATGACGTTATCATTGCGGATAACCTTGTGGAGAACCCTGGCCTGATTGGTATTACTTCGGACGAGGCGGCAGCATACCGTAATGTCCTTATCGATAATAATCAAATCCGCTGGAATACCAATGTCGCGGCCACTATCGGCATAACCGTTGAGGGTCAGGGAACCTATGCGGGCGCGACTGGGAACCTCGTCACAAATGCCCGCACGGGGATATTTGCTCGCGCGAGTGCAGCAGACCTAACTGACGCATTTGTCATCGGCAACAGGTTCGCAGGATGCACAAACAACATCATTTTTGATGCAGCAACTGGTCGCACGTTGACCCGCCTTATTGTGGACGACAATGTAGTGGCGGATGGCACTTTTGGCATTCTGAACAACGGTTCAAGCGGGACGGTTACGGGCTTAAGAATGCGTCGGAATGACTTCATCCGTGCGGGGACGCCTGTGTCCGGATTGCTTGGCACATCTCCGGAGGTTGCCGACAATATCGGGTTTCTTCGTGGCTCCACCACTTATGATCCTCCGTCTCTGGCGGATGGCGAAGGCGTGACAACCACTGTGTCCGTTCCGGCCCTCGCGCCGGGTGACTTTGTGCAGGCGGCATTCAGCGTGGCTCTCGCAGGGGTGACTGTGACTGCTTGGTGTAGCGCGGCTAATACCGCGTCGGTACGTTTTCAGAATGAAAGCGGCGGCACGGTAGACTTGGCCAGCGGGACTTTACGCGTCATCGGGGAGCGGCGCGCATGACCCCCGATCTCGACATGACCCGCCGCGCCATATTGGACAGCATTGACGAAGGAGCCTGACATGGAACAAGCTATCATTGCCCTTAAGGACCAGTTGCTTGCGATGGAAACCGCGCATCAACTGACCGGCACGCATATTGACGCGGCGGAACTTTCCAGTAGTGATCCGATCCGTCGCCAGCATGTCCGCACATGGCTGCTGATGCAGCAGTTCCATATCTCTGCGCAGTCTGCGCTTGAGGAACACGGCCCGGCCATGGGCGTGTCGCCTCAGGTCTGGGCACCGAAGCCCCCGGCTTAATCATGGGACTCGCGTTCATCTATGCCGCTCTGGTGGCGTTCGGGCTTTACCGCCGTCCTGATTGGGTGACGGGCGGCCTTGCCATCTCGTTCGGACTGTCTGCCGTCCTGCACTGGACGCAGCCGACCGAGCGGTTGTTCGGGATGCTTGGCGGCATGGATGCGCTTGTGTCCATCGGCATGTTGCTGGTCTGGACATATTACCGCAGCCAAAGAGCGCGCATCGTCGGCACTGTTTCGCTATTCAAGTGCGCATGGGCGTTTCTTATGTCTGCCAATAGCATTGACTGGCTGTTCTATGCTATAACCCTAAACGCGGCATTTGTTTTTCAAGTGCTTGTTGCTGGGGGCATGGCCGATGGATTGGTGGGCTGGCTTGATCGTATCGATCCTCGCGCTATTCGCGAGCGCGGCAGCCGTCGCGAGAATGTGGGGTAGACCGGAATGGACTTCACCCCGCTCCTGGCTGGCATGGCTCCGCACGCGAAGGTAGCTGCCGCGGCGTTCTTTGGCGGCGTCGTTCGCCTGTTCCTGCGGCCTGCCTCATCGATCCTGCAAACGTGCCTGCTGCTGACCAGTTGCGTCACCTGCGGCTATTTCGGCCAGCCTGTCATGTCGCATTACCTTGGGCTGCCCTCCAACTTCGACGGCGCGATTGGCGCGCTCTTGGGGCTTGTGGGCGTGTCTCTGGCCAATGGCGCATTGAAGGCCGCTGACAAGCTCGACCTTGCCCACTGGTTTGGAAGGAAGGAATTGCCGTGACCTACGCTGACAGCATCGCAAAAGCGGTTCGTGCAATCGCCCCCGATGGTAAGCTGATGCCCGAGGACGTGCCGCACATCAACGCGCTGGCTGGCAACTGGCTGGCACGCGCGCCGCTGGCTGCTGACCCGGTGGCAAAGATCGGACTGGGGCCGGAGGACTATGCGGCGGCGGCAAAGCGTCTTGGCTGCACTGTTGCCCAAATCCGCGCCGTTGACGAGGTGGAAAGCGCGGGCGGTGGTTTCCTGCCTGATGGCCGGGTCAAAATCCTGTTTGAAGCGCACCACTTTGATAGGTTCACGGGCGGCAAGTTCCGCGCCAGCCATCCGAACCTGTCGAGCCGTTCGTGGAACCGCGACCTGTATTTCGGCGGCGCACGCGAATGGGAACGGCTGAACAGGGCAATCACGCTTGATGCCACGGCGGCGCTCAAATCGGCGTCGGCGGGCCGCTACCAGATTATGGGCTTCAACCACGCCGCAGCAGGCCATGCGACCGTTGAAGGCTTCTGGGACGCCATGAAGCGCAGCGAGCGCGACCATCTCGACGCCTTCTGCGCGTTCATCGAGAGCAAGAAGCTGCAAGGTGCGCTGCGCCGGGTGTCCAACGTCCATGAGGACAATGCGCCGTTTGCCCAAGGTTACAACGGCAGCGGCTTCCGGGCGAACAACTATCACGTGAAGATCGCCAAGGCGCACGCGAAATGGAGCAAGGCATAATGAGCGTTGTCAGTCTAAGCCAGTGGAAGCAAGAGAACCAGCCTCACTGGTCTGGTCCCTGCGTCTGTTTGCATTGCCGTCACGAATGGGTGGGCGTCGGTCCCATCGGGGATACGCACAGCCTTGATTGCCCTTCATGCGGCCTTCCCAAAGGCGTCGTGAAGCATCTTTTCGGGCCAAAGACTGGCGATGCGGTTCTGACGTGCAAGTGCGGGTCGGAGGCGCTGATCGCATACCGCCGCGCCAGCGATGGCTTGAGCGTCCTGCGTTGCATGTTGTGCGGCACTGACCAGACGGACACGCTGTTCAATGGATGACCTGCCCCCCAGCGCCCGAGAGAGCCTTCCTAACGCACGGTGGCTTATGGTGCTGTCTGTCCTGCTGCTGGCCGCGCATGGCGACCGGGTCGTTGAGCGCCTTCATGGGGTCAATCGGCTGCGCCGCTGCTTCAAGCTCCTGCCACCGGTCAATGATGCGAGCGCGCATTTCCAGATTATACCCGGAAACGAGGATCAGAGTTTCGCGCTTGGGCAGATTGAAGATCGGGTAGTTCTGGCCGTTCTGGGCGTTCCGATGGGTGTCTCCAAATTTGGATACCCCCTCTTCGCCATGCAATTGGGCCAGCATTTCGCGGATGTCCCGCATCACGTGCCCATGCTGTTTGCCGGTCAGCTCGGCAATCTCGCGGCTGCTCATGGTCTGAACACCGTGCGGGTCGACTTGGGTGAGCGCGTTCACTGGACCGCCCTCCCCGTCAGCATGTCGAGATCGCGGGCGATGCAGGCCAGCCCCTCGACCTCGACAAAGCCACACTCGGCATCGCGCATAATCGCGGCGAGCTTCATGCGGACGTCGTCAATGTGTCTGGCGGGCGATCTGAGCGCGGTATCGAGCGAAACGGAAGCCGCTTCGATCAGGATGTCGCAGGCATCATCGTCCTGGGCGACACCGGCCATGGCCAAAAGAGAGTCGTGAAACGCGAGCGCAGTTGTGGTAGCGGCGTCAGCAGCCATCTTCGTTCTCCTCGGGAACGGGTTGGTTAGGGCCGTGGAAGAGTTGCAACCTCTTGCCATGGCCCGCTTTTTATGTGACACCCAAATCGCCATGTCAAATAAAAAGGTGATACCCAAAAAACGCGGGCGACCGGCGACCGGCAAAGACCCCCATGTCAGCTTCCGGCTGGGTGGGGAGTTGAGAGAGTCCGTGGACGCCTACGCCGCATCCGCCAACCTTACGAGATCAGAGGCGATCAGGCATCTTGTCGAGTATGCACTGAGCGTGGCGAAGCCTGCGGATCGAGAAAAATAGCCCTATATGCAGGAGTTTACTCAGAACGCTGATTTGTTGCTGCGAATGGGTGGCGTTTGGGTGTGTTTCGTTTTCTTTGCGGTGCTCTTCCGACGGATCAAAGATCGAGGGTCTCTATCCATCAAGGATCGAGAAGAAGCGGCGAACCTTCTGGTATTTACATTTTGGGTGCCCCTTGGCTTGATCAGCCTGTTTCTAATCTGGTTTGTCGAGTCGGTTTCCTGGTGGCTTCGGTACGGTCGCTGGCCGATTTAGGAGGTGGGTTATGCGTCTGGTTTTGGTCGTTGGTCTACTGATCATCGCCGCCAGCCCGGCCAGCGCCATTGGTCCTGCAAATGATGCGTGGGATCAATGCTTGCAACGGTGGGCCATGGATCTCGACAGCGGCTCCGACTCCGCCATGGTCGTTGCTGAAGGCGCGATGGGCATGTGTCAGCCGCAACTAGCAGCAGCTCGCACCGAGTTGCAGTACGAGGGAATGGCAATGGGCCTGTCTCGCAACGACCCTGGGATAGAGCAGATATTCCAAGAGCGCATTGCGACCAAGCGACAGCAGATCATTGCCTTCATCTTGCGCAACCGTCGCCAATAATGCCCCTCCGCGCTGACCTAGAGCTCGCGGCAATAACGCTGCCGCTGGATGTGGTGATCGCGACGATTTCCGCTGCCAAGGGACGCCTAGACGAAGATACGGCCGCGCTGCTGCAGATCGAGGTTGGGTGCGTACTGGCGGCTATACCGGGCCTTGAAGGTGAAGTGCTGGAAGCCATTATGCGGGACGCCTTTGGGGAATAGCCCCTGATCTGGATATCCCTCGCCGCGTTGCTCTACACCGGCCTGCGCGCCCTCAACCCGCCCTATCGCCCAGGCTGGCGACCGGCGGCGATCACTGCGGCGGTGGCTCTGGCATTTCTGGCGGCTGGGGCGGCCAATGCCTGGCTGCGCTCTCGCCCAGTGCCTGCGAATCCGTCAGCATTTTGCGATTTTCCAGAATGTGCGCCTGAGCGGCCAGAGTGATTTAGAGGCAGAGCGTCACGACGCATCCCCTTCTGCATCCATCGCCGCACTGATAGCCCGATCAACAGCAGTTTCGAGCTGGTCGATATGCGTCTGGATCATGACGACGCATTGTGGCGCTACAGCCTGGAATTGTTCGGGCGTGGCGTTCATGGTCGTCTTGCACAGGCGTAGGGCCTTGAGCGCGTCGTCGCAGGCTTCCAGTAGCATCCTGTCGGGGGTCATCGCCACGCTCCCAAAAGCCACGCGCCGCCGATTAAGGTGAAAAATGTAAAAGCCGCCGCCGCCCATATGTGATATGTAGTCTGTTGAAAATCACCGCTCTTGGCCAGCTTTTGATATATACGATTGAACTTATCGTCGGTCATCTGCCGGACCTTTCATCCATCGCATTGGCAAGCGCCATCAACGCATCCATCGTTCTGGCGTGCTTGTCTTCTATCACCGCCAATATCATCATTGTCCAAACCAAGGCCCACATAGCTCCTGCATGGCCCGGCGAGAGTATGATGTCTGCCGCCACGCCTGAAACCGCAATCCCCAAGTAAAGGTTGCGTGACCAGCGTGATGCGCGCCATGGCTTGTCGGGGGTCATCCTGCACTCCTGATAGCTGCGGCGATGGCTTTCCGATACTGGCTAACGAACGCGGCTCGATCCACCATAACTGCGATTTCCATGTCCTTGCGGTAATCCGCGCCACGCTTGCCATCGGCGAACAGATGCTCGGGGAATGGCACAACGGCTTCAAGCATGGCCTCGGTCGGCTCGATCGGCACCATTACCATTCCATCCGCATCCCTCTCCTTCTGCGCCGCTACCTCGCGGGTCACGATTTCATCGGCCAGATAGCCGACAAGAAATGCGATCCGGCGTTTGAGCAAGTTGCGCTCGGCCCATGCGTTTAGCGGCAGGCTCAATTCGCGATCCCGCGCGTTCATCAGCGCCAGAAACGCATCCTCAACCAGGTTTTCGTCATAGGTCCGCTTCTCATCCTGCATCGCGTGTCTCCAGTTCCTTGAGGCGGTTGCGGATGGCAAGGCCGAGCGGGGTCAGGCGTTCGACAATGCCGCTGCCAGTGAACGGCGTTGTCTCTGTCAGTCCCAAATCGTGACGGATTACCTGCAACAACCCCTTGTTTTCGGGCCGGTGCCAGAACGTCGCAAACAGCGAAATGCCATGCTCGTATGGGCCGTTTCCAATGAATAGGATCGCATCCCGCTGCGCCTTCGTCAGCCCCGCAATCACCCGGTCTATCTCGTCAGTTTGCATCACCCGCCTCCATGTGATCTGCTGCGGCTGCGAGCGCGGCGGTGGCTTGCAGGGTGGTCAAAGGTGCCAGCGCTTGAACAACCTTCATCACCTTGCTGATGCGCGATTCATCCGCGTATGCACGAGGCGGGAACTCGCTGATTACGTCATAGCCGTAAAATGCCTCGCTGATAGCGCGGGCCATCTGTTCACCCGTTTCCATCGCCGCCTCCGATCTTGGAGAGGGTGGCGCGGAGCCAGTCGGCCATTGTCCGCATGTTATCGCAGGCCTCCTCGTCAGGCCCGAAACGCAGGCGGAGTTCCCACTGCCCACAATTGACGCATTCCATCACGAACGGCGCTTTTGTCGGCACTGGCATCCTCGCCTCCGCCAACTGCGCTTCTAGGGTGGCGATGCGTTCTTCTGCGTCCAGCGTCTGGCCGATCAGAACGGCTTTCTCAGTGTCATGCCGCCATCGCCGATGACAAGTCGGACAGGCCTGCTTGGCGCGCTCGACCTCCCGCATGATGTCTGCCTTGGTGATTACTGCGTCACTCATGTCCTTCGTCCTTTCTGATATGCTCGCCGCGCTCGATGGCGTTCGCAGCATTCGCGTGGAAAGCCGTCGCCTGGCTGTAGGCAATGATCAGCTCGTCGTTGCCCTCGGGGTTGGCGCTTTCCTGCAAGCATAGCTCGTGCATCCGCTTGCTCTCCGCACGGTGCCACCGCACCACGGCAGCCCGTTCACTCGGGGCGGTCATTGGGTGGGTTCCTCGATCTGCGGGACGATGACAATTTTGTGCGTCTTGGAGCATTCCCGGCACAGGGCATAAACCCGATAACCGGGCAGCCCCGGCACGCCACCGCTCGATGGAATACTGTCATAGACCCATTCGCCTTGGGCTGCATCCCAATCGGTGTTGTGGTCTGCGTCATAGAACGTCTTGCGTTCGCCGCAGTGGTCGCAAATGTGATAATCAGCAAAAGCCATTACTGCGCACTCCTTGCGGTTGGGCGGGTGGCGAGGCGGGTCAAAACAGGCTCATCTGCTCGTCGATCGGCTCGCAGAACAGCGTCGAGAGAAAGGTAAGCTGTTGCTGCTGCCACTGGGTCCACGCCATTGCCGGTCGCTCGAAGCCGCTCAATCCGGTGGGCCATCGCATCAATGCCTCGACGAAGATGGGATTCAGCTTCCTCTTGACTGAGGGCTGGTTGGTATTCGGGGTATCGGTCG